CGTCTGCTTCTGAATACCGTGACCGCATTTCCCGCCTCGATGCTTTGTCCGAGGCCACCAAGGAGTTCAAGAACACTGCGTTCTGGGCTGACAGCTTGCTTACAGGATCTGACGGCAAGCCTTTGCCGGAGGGTAAGAGTCTCCTTGGTATGAGTATGACTACCCTTTCCAGAGCAGAGAAGCTAAAAAAACTGGGTCTGTAGCATGAACAGCTTTAAGTATAAGCCTGACGGCGAGGTGCTTAAGGCATTTATGCGGGATGATATTTTTTTCCGTGGGGTTCGAGGTCCGGTAGGCAGTGGCAAGTCTGTTGGTTGTTGCGTCGAAGTCTTTCGTCGGGCTTTAGAGCAGCAGCCTAATGACAAGGGTATCCGCCGTTCTCGTTGGGCTATCATTCGTAATACCAACCCCCAGCTTAAGACTACTACTATTAAGACTTGGCTGGACTGGTTTCCGGAGGAGGAGTGGGGCAGGTTTACTTGGTCTGTTCCTTATACTCACCACATTAAGAAAGGTGAGCTTGACCTTGAAGTTATCTTCTTAGCTCTTGATAGGCCGGAAGATGTCAAGAAGCTGCTGTCATTAGAGCTTACTGGTATCTGGATTAACGAGGCTCGTGAGATCCCCAAGAGTATTATCGATGCCTGCACCATGCGTGTTGGTCGTTTCCCTAGCATGAGGGAGGGTGGTCCCAGTTGGTCTGGGGTTATCGCAGATACCAACGCTCCGGAGGAGGATCACTGGTGGCCCATCATGTCTGGCGAGGTTCCTGTTCCTGACCATATTCCACGAGATCAGGCAAAGATGCTAGTCAAGCCTGACAACTGGCACTTCTATACCCAGCCTTCTGGCATGGTTGAGGTTAAGGATAAGAGTGGCGAACTACAGGATTACAAACCCAATAGTTTGGCTGAGAACACCAAGCATATGCTTAAGAGCTATTACTCTAATCTTATCAAGGGTAAGACCAAGAGTTGGATAGATGTGTATGTAATGAACAGACTTGGATCCATTCAGGAAGGTAAACCCGTCTATGCTATGTTTGCTCCGGAAGTTCATGTCGGCCATGAGGAGATACCTGTGGCTGCTGGTTATCCTTTATACATTGGTATCGACTTTGGGCTTACTCCTGCTGCTACATTTGGCCAGAAGGTCCGTGGTCGGTGGTTGATTCAATCTGAGCTAGTTGCTTTTGACATGGGGATCGTAAGGTTTGCCGAGGAAATGCGGCACGAGATCTCTACTAAGTATTCCGAGTGTCCGGAGGTGCTGATTTATGGAGACCCTGCTGGTGATTTTAGAGCGCAGACTGATGAGAGTACGCCCTTCCACATTCTTCGCGGGGCTGGGCTAAGAGCGTTCCCCGCTCCTTCCAACTCTGTGGATCTCCGTCTTGAGTCGGTGTCGTCTGTGCTGGGGAAGATGATTGAGGGCAACTCAGGCATGCTCATTGACCGTAGATGTATTGCTCTTATCAAGGGATTCGAGGGCGGATATCAGTATCGTCGCATGGAGGTATCCGGTGAGCGGTATGCTGACAAGCCCGACAAGAATATGTACTCACATATTCACGATGCCTTGCAATATATGCTGCTTGGTGCGGGTGAAGGCAGGGCTTTGATGAACAATCAGAAGCCAGCTCAACCTACTATTGCCAATAGCAGCTTCGATGTGTTTAATCGACACAAGCCTAGACAGCGCAAGGCCGGACTGTGGTCTCGTCTTTGATTTGTGCGTTGCTAACCGTATCTTCTATGCATACCGCTTAGAAAAAGGAGACATGTATGTGTATCGGAAAGCCTAAAAAGGATCCTGCGGTCCAAGCTGAGTTGGATAAGCAGAGAGCTGACCAGACAGAGATGGATATCATCGCGTCTGAGCAACGCCGCACCAATCGTGACACCCTAGTTGAGGGTGCATCTGAGCTAACAGGCGCTGTCGGCACTCGGTCTGCCCGTCAATCCTCCCTTATTTCCCTAGCATCTCCTAGCGCTGGGCTTCTTGGCCGAGTTCGTCGTGGTGGAACTGGGCGAAAATCCCTGATGAGTAGTGGCTCTGGTGGGGTTGGGTTCTATAGTAGGTTCAAAGTATGAATGCGAAGGACTATCTTAAGAAGTTAGCTAAGGCTCGCACCAAGCGGGACGCATTCGCCCCTCTATTCGAGGAGTGCTACGAGTATGCATTGCCTCAACGAGAATCTTTCTACACTGAGACCGCAGGCCAACGTCGAGACGACAAGATCTTCGACGAGACTGCTGTTGTTGGCGTTCAAGAGTTTGCATCCCGCTTACAATCAGGGCTTGTTCCTAATTATTCCCGCTGGGCTGACCTTGTTGCTGGATCTGAGGTTCCGAAGGAGGAACGCGATGCAATCGACAACGATCTCGATGAAGTAACGGACTATGTGTTCGAGGTAATCCAGAACTCTAACTTCTCCCAAGAGGTTCACGAGTCATTCATGGATCTTGCCGTGGGAACTGGGGTTCTTGCCTGTGAAGAAGGTGATGCTACCTATCCTGTGCGCTTTAATGCCATCCCGCTTCCCCATGTTTACCTAGAGGCTGGGCCTGATGGTCGGGTTGACCATGTATTCCGTGAACGGAAGGACGTTGAGTTTGGCGATATCCCGATTATGTATCCCGATGCAAAGATTACCGGAATGCTGGCCGAGAAGATTGAGCGCTCCCCAGAATCCAAGACCAAGATCATTGAACTGGTCCACCGAGACTACACTAAGAAGAATGAAGAAGCCTTCATCTCGGTATCCATCTGTGAATCAACCAAGACTATTATCTATAAGCATGAACTATCCGGAGTGGGGGCCAATCCTTTCATTTGCTTCCGCTGGTCTAAGTGTGCTGGCGAAGTATATGGCCGTGGCCCTCTGATGAACGCGCTATCCGCTATCAAAACTACCAATCTTACCATTGAGATGATACTTGAGAACGCACAACTGTCGATCACTGGCATGTATCAGCTTGATGATGATGGCGTTGTGAACCCAGACAATATCCAGCTAGTTACTGGAGCCATTATCCCTAAAGCTGTAGGTTCTGGTGGTCTACAGCCTATCCCTCGTGCTGGTTCCTTTGATGTTGCTGACCTTATCCTCTCTGATATGCGTACCAACATCAAGTTGGCGCTCTATAACGACATGCTGGGCAACCCAGATCGCACTCCGGCCTCTGCTACAGAGATTGCGGAGCGTATGGCTGACCTATCACGCCGCATTGGTTCTGCGTTTGGTCGTCTTCAAGCTGAGTTGGTGCAGCCAGTCCTTCAACGGGTGGTGTATATCCTTAAGAAGCAAGGGCGCATCGAGGTTCCAACTATCAATGGTCGTGAAGTTAAGATCCGCTCTGCTTCTCCCCTCGCCGCAGCGCAGGCAAACCAAGACATTACATCGGTTGCTCGTTTCCTTGAGCTAATTGGTGGGACGTTTGGCCCAGAGATGCTACAGGTTCTGATCGACTCCGAGAAGTCAGCAGTTTACCTAGCTAAGAAGTTTGGTGTTCCCGATAGCTTGATTCGAGACGCAAATCAGCGTAAACAAATAGTTGCAGCAGCGCAGCAGCTTGCCCAACAGCAGGCTGCACAACAGCAAGGGCAACCAATTGAGCAAGAGCAACCCCTCCAATAAAGACAAAGAGATCTATATGCTTTCGGTTTCAGTGTTTGGCACTGAGGCTGGTCAGGCATATCTAGCTCATCTCCGTTCGATTACTATTAACCGTGTCTATGGACCTGACGTTAGTGACGCAGAGCTTCGACACATGGAAGGGCAGCGTTTCATCGTTGGCCTTATCGAGCATATGATTAACCAAGGACACAAGGTGAAAGCTAATGGCTGATACTCTTATCGAAGAAGCTCCAGCAGAAGAAGCTGAAGCTGTAACTGAAACAACTGACGAGCGGCCAGAGTGGTTGCCTGAGAAGTATAAGACACCGGAGGACTTCGCTAAGGGCCACGCTGCCCTAGAGAAGAAGTTCGGTAAGGGCGCAGAGACAGCCAAGGCTGAGGCAAAGGCTGAGTTTGAGGCTGGTATGCTTGAGGGTCGCCCAGATAGCAAGGGTGATTACAAGTTACCTGAGTCTATTGATGCTGACGGGGCCATTGATAACGATCTACTTAACTGGTGGGCCGAGCATTCCTTTGATAAGGGATACGATCAAGACACATTCGAGGCTGGTATTCAGAAGTATGCTGATGCTCTATCCGGCAATCAGGTAGACATTGACGCTGAGTCGGCAAAACTGGGCGACAATGCCAGCAGCCGCATTGAGGCAGCCAGTCTTTTTGCTAGCAAGTTTTTTCCAGAGGACGTGATGCCTGCGATTAGTCGCATGTGCGAGACTTCCGATGGCATCGTTGCCCTTGAGCACGGTGCTGGGGCTGGCGATACCGAAGCTGACCTCAAGACCATGATGAAGGACGAGCGCTACTGGAACCCTATGTCCCGCGATGAGGCTTTCGTTAAGAAAGTGAACGATGGATTCAAGACTCTCTATGGTTGAAGTAATTAAGCAGGGGCGGCTTAGTGTTGTCCCTGCCGAGTCTGAGCATATAGACCCTATTGCTAGAGATATACGAGCTAGTGATTTCAAGGAGTGCTTATGGCTCGGCTTCACACCAGAGGAAGCCCTTACCGAGGCGTTTAACGATGGCCTTGCTCTCACATTGATGGCAGAAGGGAAGCCCATCGGAATGATGGGTGTCGTCCCTCACGATAGCACCACGGCTTGGGTCTGGTTCTTAGCCACTGATAGTGTAACGGATCACTGGCGAGACTTCCTTAGAGGGACGCGGAAGGTCATAGCCTACTTAGAGAAGCTGTTTCCTCAGCTGATTAACATAGTCCCACTTGAGAACACGGAGACTATTTCGTGGCTTTCGTGGGCAGGCTTTGACGTTACCAATAGAATATATGACATCAATGGGCATGACTTCGTTTATTTTGTGCGTTGCCAAGAATATAGCCGCAGTGTCCATAGTCCATCATCAAGGCCCGTGATGCACTGAGCAGCCCTTTCGAGGATACCTGCATTGAGGATGAACAGCGGCTACCCAGCGATACCGTATCAACTCAATAAGGAAACTTGAAAATGGCTAATACAATTGACCAAGCCTTCGTCAAGCAGTTTGAATCCGATGTGCAGTTGGCATATCAACGCATGGGTTCTAAGCTGCGTAACACTGTTCGCACAAACAATGTAACTGGTAGCGTCGCTCGCTTCCAGAAAATCGGCACTGGCACTGCGTCCACCAAAACTCGTAACGGTAATGTTACTGCGATGGATCTGGCGCACACCAATGTTGAAGCAACAATGGCTGACTTTTATGCCGCTGAATACATTGATCGTCTTGATGAACTGAAAACAAATATTAACGAGCGTCAAGCTGTGGCCCAATCTGCTGCTGCTGCTCTTGGTCGGAAGACTGACGATATCATTACTACTGCTCTTGATGCTGGTGCTAACGCCACGCAGATCGCAGATACTACTGGTGCGCTAGTTAAAGCTGACTTGCTAACTTTGTTTGAAACAATGGGAACCGCAGACATTCCAGAAGATGGACAGCGCTACCTCGCTATGTCCCCTGCTGGCTTTGCTGATCTGTTCAACATTACAGAGTTTGCATCGTCCGACTACGTTGGCGATAAGAACCTGCCATTTGCAGGCGGTATGACAATGAAAGAGTTCTTGGGCTTCAAGATCTTCTCTACGTCTGCTGTTGCTGGTGGCAAGAACTACGCTTACCACACTTCGGCAGTTGGTCTTGGCATCAACTCTGATGTTACTACCGAGGTCAACTATGTGCCTGAGAAGGTTGCGCACCTGACCACGTCGATGATGTCGATGGGCGCTAAAGTCATTAATGGCGATGGTGTCTACGAAGTTCTAGACAATAACTAAGGAGGTGGGGGCTTCGGCCCCCATACCCACACATGAGCGCAAGATCCAACTCAGACATTGACATATCGAGTCGCGCCTTAGTTCTTATCGGCGCGAATCCTATAACTTCCTTTGAGGACGGCAGCACAGAAGCTACCGTTGCTTCAAACATGTATGAGGATATTGCACAGGCTGCTCTCCTCAATACTCGCTGGCGATTTACCACCGACCAAGCTGTTATGAATCGATTGAGCGAGGAGCCTACTGGCCGCTATGATGCTGCCTACCAGATTCCTAGCGCATCTATAATGGCCCATGCCGTTACAATCAACGACAATCCTATCCAATATCAGATCTACGGCAATAAGGTTTATTGTGACGCAGGCATTAGTGATGAGCTTGTCATTGATTATAGCTATCGTTCCCATGAGGTTGACTGGCCTGCTTATTTTATTCTGGCTGTTGAGTATTCCCTCGCTTCTATCTTCGCTGTTGCTATCGCGCGAGATACTAGCTTGGCTAATATGTTTGAGCAGAAGGCTCTGATGGCTATGGCTAAGGCGCGTGGCTTGGATGCCCAGCAGCACACCAACTTACGCCTTAATACATCAAGGTTCATAAATCAAAGGCGAAGTTAATGCAGCGAGTTAGAGTTCCAACAACAGGCTTTTCTTTTGGTGAGGTTAGTCCATCACTCCTCTCTCGCACCGACTCTGCTGTTTATGCATCGTCAGCGCAGAAGGTAGAAAACTTTTTGATCCGACCAGAGGGTGGGGTTACTAAGCGTGGTGGGTTTAAGAATGTCTATGAGTATGGGACCACCTATGACTCAACCAAGAAGCAGCAGAACAGGCTGATCCCATTTATCTTCTCCGATGATGAGAAGTATCTGATCTCCATTGAGGATGCCCAGCTAAACATCTTCAAAATCAGTCCGGTTGACGGAACAGTATCTCATATTCAGACCATCACGCAGGACGTTGACGCTGCGACACTTAAGTTTGATGATGCATACCTGCATGAATATACTTATGCTCAAGCTGGTGACGTTATGTTTATCTGTCACCAAACATTCATGGTGCAGCAGATTATCCGCACTAGCCTAACCACATTTCAAGTAGAGGAGTTTGTGTTTGCTACACGGTCTGATGATACATCAATCTATCAGCCATACTTCCAGTTCGCCGCTCAAGGTGCAACTCTTGATCCGCCAGCATCCAGCGGTTCAGGCGTTACCCTAACAACATCGAGTGATTACTTCGACACCACTGGATCGTTGACAGGAGGTGACTATCTCGACTCTCTGCATGTGGGCGCAACTATTCGCTATCATGGCAAGGAGATTGATATTACCTCGGTGCAGTCGGCAACGTCTGTAACGGGGGATATCATTGATGAGTTATATCAGGATCTATTGATCGACGCATTTGAAAGCATTGAGGGCAGCGCAGAGATTATTGCTACCCACCTAAACCACGGCATGTCTGTTGGTGATTCGATTACTATCTCCCACGCTGGAGCCGTAGGCAATATTAACTCAGGCCAGATTAACGGCACTCGAACAATCTCGGAGGTCCGTAGTGATGACAAGTATGTATTCACAGCGGGGACTTCTGCTACTTCATCAGAGGTTGGGGGCGGAACGCCGCGCATTGTAACACATGCGGCATCAACCCAATGGGATGAACAGAGCTTCTCTAAGCGTCGAGGCTATCCCGCCGCAGTTACATTCCACGAGAACCGATTAGTATTTGGCGGGACTATCAGCCAGCCTGATGGACTGTGGATGAGTAAGAGTTCAAAGTATTATAACTTCGACGTTGGCGATGCGAATGATGGTGACTCTATTTCTATGGTTGCCGCTGTTGGTGAGATCAGTGAGATCCGCCACCTAGTTTCTAACCGAGACTTGCAAGTATTCGGAGCTACGTCAGAGCTATATGTCCCTGCATTCTCCAACAACCCCATTACCCCCACCAACGCGCAAATACGCAGGCAGACACCATACGGGTCCAGTTTTGTTCGCCCTGTCTTTCTGGATGGGGCCACTGTCTTTGGACAGATAGGCGGCAAGGTTGTTCGCGAGTATATCTATACAGACACCCAAGCGGCCTATGTTGCTCCACCTTTATCTTCTTTGTCCTCGCACTTAATTGTGACTCCAGTTCAGATGTCGGTATCACTTGGCGCTGCGGATCAGGTTGAGGCTTATGCCTTCATTGTAAACTCTGATGGCACGATGGCTGTCCTAAACTCCAACAGATCTGAGGAACGTATTGGCTGGGTAGAGTTCACATCCGCTGGCAAGTTTGTTTCTGTAGCGGGAATCGAGGATCGGGTATTTGCAAATGTAGTATTTGATACTGGTGCTGGCACTGAAAAGGTATTCCTTTGCGAGCTTTCCAGAGACTTCGACCTTGATATGGCTAATGTTTATTCGGGAACGGCTGGTGTATTCAATGTGTCTGCTGACTTCGCCGATGGCGCTGTCGTTTCGGTTACATACAATACTCACTACTTTGGGGACTTCACTGTTGCGTCTGGGACTGTAACAACTAGCTCAACACTTACATCGGCTGAGATTGGATATAAGTTCGATGTCAATCTCCACAGCAATCCTATTGATGCCAACATTGGGTTTGGACCTATGACAGGTAGGAGCAGAAGTTTAGCTTTGGTGACGCTTGACCTTAATGAGGCTCTATCTGTATCAGTGAATGATACGGATTTAATTATACGTCAGGTCACTGATGATCTTAGCGTCCCGCGTGTGGCGGTGACTGGCAAGAGGGAGTTCAGACTTATGGGATACGACAGTGATCCACAGGTTCTTATATCACAATCAGCTCCGCTGCCATTGCAGATTAACGGGTTTATATCGGAGCTAGTAATCTAATGGATCCATTTACCCTAATGATGCTTATTAGTTCTGGTGTCTCCGCTGTTGGACAGATTCAAGCTGGCCAAGCTGCCGCTGGAACAGCCGAGCAGAATGCAGAGCAGATGGTCCTTGATCGAGAGCTTCGAGGCATTCAGTCTAAGCAAGATGCTGCTGCTCGAATGGAGAGCCTAGCAGCAGCCCAATCAGCCAACGATGCTTTCTTTGCATTTTCCGGCAGAGACCCGTCTGGTATGAGCGTTAAAGCTTTCACTAAGAAGCAAGATGAGATTGCCATGACTGAGATTGGTCGAGGGCAGGCCCAAGCTAAATTAGAGATGTCGCGTCTTTCTATGCAAGCAGCAGCAGAGAAGGCTCGCGGAAGGAATGCTATGCGAGCAGCAGGTATCAACGCATTCACAACCCTTGCTAGCGGCCTGTATCAATACAGTCAGGTGAGAACGCCATCAAGCACACCGACACGCATATCAGGCAATATTGGGGGTGCATCGCGTCCCATTGCCCGATCAAGTGGGAGATACTAATGCCAGTAATTCGACAGCAGCGCAGAGTTCAGAACCAGCCCATCGGGGTTTCTCGCATCAATACTGGTGAGGCCGAGTTGTGGCAAACCATAAGCCGCAATGCAAATCAGATGAACAAGATGGCTTACGGCGAGGCAGCTAAGGCTGCGGAGAAGTTTGGGCTTGAGGCTGGGCAGACACCAACAGGTGAGCAGCTTCGCACTATCAATCCAGATACTGGAAAGCCAGAGGCATATACTCCGCCTTCTGGACTTGGTAGCATTGGGACCGAGGTTTACCAGCGGGTAATTGACAAACGATTCCAGTTATCTATGGATCAGGAGCTTAAGCTGCGTGGTGCGGAGATAGCTCTAGCTAACCCCAATCCAGAAGCCTACGACAATGAGATGGCTCGCTATATTGCGACCATGAGTGAGAATTCTACCGGACACTACAAGACGTTCATAGAGGAGACGGGTGCGGCATACCTCGCATCCACCAAGTCAAACCTGCGAGAGCGAGCCATTGCTAAGGCTCGTGCGGCAGCACAGCAAGCCTCTCTTGATATTGTGAATGCAGGCGGTGAGGCTTTATTTCAGATCTTGGGGACAAACCCCAGTCGCGCCGATGCAGACTTAGCTCTTGCCCTTCAAATTGAGAACATTGAGGATGCTCTAGAACTTAGCGCTATGACTAAAACTCAAGCTCAGGCTGCGATAGACTCGTTGCGTGGTCAGGTAGCGAGTAATGATGTTTCCGAATTCCTAGCGGATGTCAGCCCACAAAATCGCCAAAGTATTCTTGCTGCTATAGCTGGGAATAACTATCAAAACCTTGAGGGATTCGAGCGAGTCGCGTCCAACATAACTCAAGGCAATATGAGCAGTGTCTTAACTAATGCCACCAATGCTGCGTCTGAATACAACCGCCTGTATGCTGTTGAGGTTAACAAGCTGGCGAAAGAATATTATGCGAACTTCAACCTTGACGTGTGGTTGACTCAGCCATCTATAGCGGCGGCATTCAATACTGCCTTAAACGAAGGCAGTCCCACTGCATCTCTAGATGCCGCTATGAGCGCAACTAGAAAGAACCTAATTGCAACCCTAAGCAATATCCATAAAAACGTGCTGGACGGTACTGGCGGGGAATTGGCCAATGAAGCAACCAAAACGGTTGTCGAGTCTCTTATATTACAAGCCTTGCGTGATGGAAACTCTGGGGATATTACTGTTGCTCTAAACGGAAACCGTGACGCTTGGGGTAGATTGACTGGAAATCAGCAGACAATCGTAATGGAACTCAGATCCCACCAACTATATGCTAGCTCTATGGTGGATCAGGACTGGATCTCCGGATTTGTAAACAGCAACAAAGACTCGGTAACTGAAAACCTACAGAAGCAGACAGAAATATACAATCTCAACGGTAGGGTTGACGAGCTTATAACGCAGATCAATCTGGGTAATTTGGAGAGTATTGAAAGCGCCCACACTCTGATTGCTGATAGCCTGTTCCTCGTCGGGGGTGATGGCACAAGCGAATTAAGAGGTAAGGTGGGCCGAGCTATGGGTGTCGGAATGGTTAATAATTCTTCAGAGATCCTTGGCCGTACTCTTAGCAGCGCAGATCTTAGTATGGTAATGGAGACTGTCAACAGCAACGGAACCGTGATTCCAGAAGGGATGCCGGACGACCTTATAGAATATGCAGGCAAACTCATATCTGTTTCTGCCGGAGACAATGAGGCGGTTATCCGAGAATTACAGCAATCTCGCGAGCTAAGAAGGAGTGCCGAGACGAGGGAGAAGGTCGCAGCCGATATTGCAGCTAGAGCGCGGCTTGTCTCAACGGGCCGAGGGGATAACTCCAGCGAGAAAGATCGGGTTGTTAGCGACTCCATAATAGCCAACGCATTTAATGATCCTGACTGGATAAACAACTCTGCTGCGCTCGCTTCTATAATCGGAAGCCCTACAGTTCTAAATGTAATTAAGGGCGCGATCCCCCAATCTGCTTTGGATCTATTTTCCAATATAGGGAAAACTGGCGGGAACCTCACAGAGGCTCAATTTAGTTTCTACATGGCCTTAGCTAACGACACTGGCGATGGGCATTTTGCACCTATGAATCACTGGCTAAAAGACGGCGGCCTTAGCTCGGAAACTACTCAAATAATGGCATCTATTGCCGCTGTATGGGATACTTAAATGTGGTTAATTGGACTACCAACGCGAAAGATAGCGACATAAAGGCTCGGCTGGGAGGTACCCCCATTGATGAATTTATTATCAATTCGGTAGATGATGTTTTCGCGACTGATGATCTGCGAGCTATTACCAAGCACCTTGCGGCCTCTGGTCTGTTTACAGCCGACGATATAGCAACTCAGTTAAAGGAATACTATGGCAGACGGTATCGGGTATCTGACACCGTCCTTGGGGAGATGAATACCGAAGGTGAAAATGTAACGCCATATTCCCTAGAGGTGGTTTTGGGCGGTGATAATCAGCAAGTAAAATACTTTATGGACGCGGTTAATGCTCAACTAGAAGAGTATGGTGTAAGATTACAAGGGACTGGCGGCTCTGTGGCGACAACTGGGGCGCAATCTGGAAGTTTCGCTCTTCCTAGCGAGATAGGCTCTGATGATAGCGTTGCTCTAACTAAAGGTACCGCCATGCTGGTCGCAATGGAGGGACTGGGAACGGAGGGTGTGGTTTATAGTGTCGTTGAACTTAACGGGGCAGGGGTTCCTTCCCCAATAATGGTGAACTCCTATACACCTTCCGGTGATCCGATCACCTTCCCTGCAAGGGTTAGTGTTTCTGATATTATGTCTCCATACTTCGATGATCTTGATGCCGCTCTAGATCAACAGGTATCAGACTTAGAGGCAAATCAGCCTGCGAATCCCTATGGCGCAGATGAGGATGCATTCTGGCGTGATTATTTTAATGGGTTCAGGCTGAATATCCCAGAGGGACCAATGAATATACCTCTGCCCGACCTTGGTTCTGTAGTGGCTCCGAGTAGCGTGGGTGGAACGCGCACAAACCCTTCATTAAATACCAGCCTACGTCTCGAAACATCCCGCCAAACCGTCGCTGACGCAAACTCTAACTTCACAGACTTTGGTATAAAACTCATAAGTGGAGTGCAGCAAGATAGGCTCTTTTCTTCTATGCCTCTGTCTGAGCAATGGGAGAAATCGTTGAGCGAGATGTACCAAGAGTTTCATTCCCAGAACCCAAATATTCCTACACTCATCAACCCCTCTCTCGTTACACCCCACCAACAGGTATGGACGACCAATCACTTGGGGGGGTCGTAAGCTATGGCGTTCAAACCAATAAACCAAGTCGCTTATGCTTCATCAAGGGTGTCTCCCGAAGGACCAACGCCGTCTTTTGGTGAAGTAATTCATGCTAATCTTGGGGTTTCCTACGGCGCTGGGCTGACCCACCTCTTCCGGCCAATGCGGTTTCGTAAAAACTTCCAAGAGGCTTTCAATCCGGCCAGTGTTATGACTGATGAGCAGCGGCCACATGCTGCCTATTTGTTTGAGGCGAGGAGTCCAGAAGAATATAACTATAGATGGGCGACAATCCAACTCCAGACCAAATACCGCAATACACTTTCGCACACCCCCTTCTGGAAGCAATTCTCCGCTGCGCTTTTTGATCCTATAAACTTCCTCCCAATCCCTCTCCTTGGCGGGGGGGCTTCAGTTGGTCGAAAGGCTCTCTCTATCGGGGTGGCCTCGGCTGCGCTTGAGGGTACTCGTGAGCTTGCGGTCCGGCCAAAGGACCCTTTAGTTAGCTGGGA